TCTAATTCTAATCTCGCTACGGGCTCCAAATCGTTGCCCCTATCCATTGCAGCCGAAGTGTAATTATCTTCACCCTCCCAATCTTCAATGTGCATTGAAATGATTTCGTTTAGTAGTGTATCTGATTTTACAAATAAACCTTTGCTTGCTGTACCTGTGATTTTTCCATGACGGGTTTCAAACCAATCCGCAGTTCCCTGCACTATTTCGTATTTTTTCATAATTGCTGTAGTTGTTCTTCCGTTAACAAACATGATTCCTTTAATAACTCTACTGTGTAATTACCCGCTTTAATAGCTTCTAATGCAGCTTTAAATCGTTCGGGTGTGATTGGTTGTTTTTCCTTAATAAATTGCGTAGAACGTACACGAATGCCACCCACTTGTTTCCCTAGCATCTTAACTGATTCATCGAATCCTAGTTCGATTTGTACACCTGCCCAATTACCAATGTTACGCGCTTCGGTTGAAGTGCATTTCTTAATTGATTTTATTACTGCTGTGATCGTCTTTCGATTGGTTGAATTTACTACCATTGATTTGACATCTTCAACAAAATCGATAAAATAGCCATCCGTTTTGTTTCCACTTACATCTACACCTTTAGCGTAATAACATTCCTTGATCGTTAGAACACATTGTCCCTTTTCTGAGATGATTGTCTCAACGTCAATACCTGCAATGTGGGTAGACTTTCTGTACTTTTGACAATCGATGTTTAATTCTTTTTGCATAATAATTAAAATTATAAAGCTCCCAAATCTAAGCGGTCGGAATGGACTTAGAGATGAGAGCTTATTGTTATTAATTTTTAGGATTGGTTTCCGACCTTATCCGATAAGCAAATATAATATAATTTATTTTAAATCACAATAAAAATAATTTTTTTACCACTTTTTTTTATTTAAAGTTTTACCATATTTTTTAGGAGACTTATTAATTTCTTTTACTTTAATAACTTTGTCTTGTTTCTTAATATGTTCTAAACGATCATTCAAATATTGTTGTGATTCATTTTCTATTTGGTAAATTGTTTTCATATTTTTATTTTAAATTAATATTCCGACATTAAAACGTCGGTTAACAGTTAATGAGCGGCATTGAAACGACCGCCAATCTGCAAAACGTTACAAACAATAAACCGCCATAACTATCTGCTCTATCCATTTATCCCGTACAAGGTTATAAATATCGTCCCCTGATTCTGTGCGTATTCCTTCGATTCGCATATTTTCAAGGTCTTGCTCGTCATCGTTTGACTGAGCATTAAAATAGTAGTCAATTTCAAGAGTGACATTTTCTATTTCTATTGTTGCTGTTTGTGTTTTCATGTTTTAAAAGTACTATGTTTGTTTTGATTGTTTGACGTTAATATGATGAACGGTTGTATAAAATGATAAGCGGTTAAAACAGTTTTTGTTGTGATACGTGGTTTTTAATTCGTTCAATCGCTTTGTCGTAATATTCCTTATCCAATTCGCATGCGGTTAATTCGAATCCGTAATCGTGGCAAGCTATCGCGATTGATCCTGAGCCAAGATGAGTGTCAAGTATTTTATCGTTTGGTTTGGCGTATTTATCAAGAATCCACTTGTATAATGCTGCAGGTTTTTGAGTTGGGTGAAGCCTTACCTCTTTATTTTTCATATCACCTTGAAGCATTCCATTCCAAGTAAACGTAAACATTCTTGTAGCACTATCAAAAGAAGTGAAAGCAATTTCACAGTCTGCAAAATTTGTGGTACCATTGTCTTTATTCCAAACAATCCAACCTTGAGAATTTGGCAAATGTTCTACCATGTAATTTGCGCCCCAAATAATTTGATTTTTAGACACTCTAAATAATTCTTTAAAATAATCTGGAGGTGGAATTTTTGAATCCCAATCTTTCTCAGTAAAAGCAGATTTACAAGCAGCGCCATTCCCTGATTTTCTTCTGGTACCGGTTAAAGTTTTTGCAGCACTTATCCCATACGGAGGATCTACAATAGCCAAATCAAAGTAGTTATCAGGGTAACGAGCCATTAACTCCATGTTGCACTCGTTCGTTATCGTTAGTTTATCTGTAACTCTCATACCAACTCCACCCCGTTAATGTCACAATCTTTCAACGTCTTCTTGTATTCGTTCCAGTACCACCATTTGAGGTTGTCAATAGCTTCTTCTTCCGAGTGTGCAAAGGTGCAATGAAAGTGTATGTAGTGGTAGGTTATTTTAAAATATCTCATCTCTTTAATTTTATAAGTTCTTCAATGACTTGATAATAATATACTAGCATTTTTTCAGAGCTAGCAACTTCTAATAATTCATTAGCAATAATCACCGATACAATTCTCGCTCTTTCATAGCTTATTACTGGCTCTTTTCGTGTTCGCGTGCGTTGAATAACATTATCTATTATTTCAGCGGCACGCTCATGTGGTGTTCTCATAACGTTTCTAGTTTTAGTTTAAATTCTTCTAATGATCTAATGATCCAATATTCGTGGTTTAATGATTCTACTCGCTGTTGAAAGTCTATCTGTTTATCCGACTGCCTACCCTTCTCATCTTTGAACTCGCAAAAAATAACTCGGTTTTCAATTACGATTATCGTATCTGATGCACCAGCTAATAAACCGACTTGTTTTTTTCTCGATTGTTCTTTCTGGCCCATCCCTTCATTGGGTATTGAACACATTAAAAGCCGTGGCGTATGATGTTTTAGGCAGTATGTGTTATTAAACCATACGTAGCAGGATTGCTGGATTGATGATTCTGATAGTTTCATAGTCTTCTGTTTTCGATTTGGTGAATAGCCCATTTATAATGGTACTGCATTATTTTTCCGTAGTCTTTAAAATCTTGGGCCGTTTTTAAGTGGTGGTATACCCAACTCTTTGAATAGCCTTTGCTTTTTTGAATGGCAATTAATTCTTTTAATGTAGCTTTTTCTGCTAGCTTATTTATTTGGAAACCTGAAAGCAATGATAATTCAACTATAAATTGTTCTTCTTTTTCCTTTTCGGACGCTTCAAATTCGTGTCCACATTCTGGGCATGTCATAATTGGTGCATGCAAAATGAATGAACACTTTGGACATTCTTTAATTGGTGCTGCGCCCTTCTTTTTTTCCTTCTTTTTTAAGGACCATTCTCTAGGGTGTTCCCAATAGTTATGCGTTTTAACATTGTTTCCAAAATCCAACAATATAAATTCATCTTTTTTTTTTGAAATTCGAGATCCACGACCCGCCATCTGCAAAAATAAAGGTAGTGATTTTGTGGCACGATATAAAATAACTACTTCAATATTTGGCACATCGAATCCAGTTGTCAATATTCCATAGTTCGATATTATAGCCCCGTCCGTATTTATAAACCAATCGATTATTTCTTTTCGCTCAGTGTCGGTCATGTAACAGTCGACGTGATTAATTTCAAGTCCTTTCGATTTCCAAGATAGGACCAACTCGCGGCTGCTTTCTACATTAGGCGCAAATACAATAGCTTTCTTATTTGGACAAATTCGGGTGTAATTGTCATAAACCCCATGAAATAATTTTATCTCACTAAATTTTGCGGCCATTGATTTTTCGTCATAATCACCGCCTTTTGTTTTAACTCCTGATAGGTCCACTTTTACACCGTATGTTTTGCAGGGTGAAAGTTTACCTTTGATTATTAAGTCGGGTGTATCGATTACTTGTACAATTTCATCGTAGAACCTTTCTAAACTTTCTTGCTTTCCTTCTCTATGTGGTGTGGCCGTTGCCCCTATTACAAAAGTCTTGTCTGAAACGTATTGAAATATCGGATCGAATATTGCTTTGTGGGCCTCGTCTAAAATTATCAAATCTAAGGACCTAATAAGTTCTTGATACTCTGGTTTGTGAATCCTACGCATTACGGTTTGAATCATTCCAACGTACAAATTGTGAGTGAAATCTACCTTCTTGTTTGGTTTAATTTCATTACATCGCAGGTCCATTCTAACAAGTGAGCCACTAGATTGACTAAACAACTCCTTTCTATCTGTTAAAATTAAAATCTTTTTATCCTTATCAAACGCTTGCTTTGTCATGTAACTAAACATAATTGTTTTTCCAGAACCAGTGGCAGAACATAGTATTATTCTTTTATTACCCTTTAAAAAATTACGTTTTATTTCGGTAATGTATTGTTCTTGATAGTCGTATAATTCAATCATAATTCAAAGGGGTTTATTGTTTGTATTATTTCCGCTTTCCTTTGAATGTAGTATTTGTTTGTTCGGTCTTTAAATCTTGGATCTCCAAAAGTTTGTTTTAATTCGCTACCAAATTTTTTCATTGATAAAATTCTTTGCTTTGAATGATTTTCAATAACATCTTTTATTTCAGTTGCCGTTAACCATTCACCATGAGTTGTTGGTAAACTAAAAAATTTCTGTATCAATTCCCGTTCAAATGGTATGCTTTCAAATTTACGGCCCACTTCGTTTAATATTTCCAATTCAGTTGGTTCAAGTTGGTATTGTTCACCACTTGTATAAGCGCGGTGTAATTCCATAAATAAATCATCTTTATCAATTGAATTATAAAGAGCGTGGTCAATCATCTTTACCTCAACTGGTAAAATCCTTGTGTTTCCTGTTGAATCATTTATTAATTGATGGTCGTTTGAGGTCCCGCAAAGTATGGCTAATCTTTTATAATCTTCGTTGTATCTTCCATAAGCGGCCCGTAATGAAAAGTAGTTTTTAGAAGTAAGCTCTTTAAATTTCTTTTCATCTTGTTTTGATTTACCACCCATTTCATCATCCATAACAATCAACTTTTCACACATCAAAAGTTCATCATCTTTACCACGGTCCAAATTAGATTCTGCATAATACGGCTGTAATTTACTAGGTAACAATCTTCTAAACCATTCCGTTTTACCTGTATTCTGTCCACCTGTTAATGAAAGAACAGACCTAACAGGGTTGCCATAGATACAAGCAACTACTCCAATCATCCATTTACGAATGAATCGATCTTTAATTGGTGTATCGCTGTCAATGGACCTACATAACCTCTCAATGTTGCCATTACTTATTCTATGTTTATTTGCTTCAACGTATTCAAAGAAAGGATTGTATTCTGGAATAGCAACTGATTGAATTATACGGTTAACAATGTCGAAAGTAATTGCCTTATCGTCAAAAGTCATTCTACATTCTAAAAACACTGTATTAAATTCTTTGTCATACATTGGTATGCCGTCCCATTCATATTTACGTGTTATTAAATTCTTTCTAATCTTAAACTTTTTTAGGATAAAATTGGAGCAATTAATAATCATATTTTCAGCACCGCCCTCATTACGAATATCCATATCATTACGACTAAACACTTCGTCTACAATTTCAAGGGCTTCATGTTCTGCAATATTCTTACTTTGGGCCAACTCTTTGACAACTTCAATCTTTGGCGTGTTCATTCTCTTTGCGAGTTTTACACTTGAAATTGCTTTATCTGCATTATATTCTTTTAAATCTACCCCCGCTTGTTTAAGAAAATAATAAAAAGTTCCAATAGTTACGCCGTGGCCATTTCTTTTTAATGAAATATCATATTGTTTTTCAGCTTGTGCGTGGTCGTACTTTTCAGAGAATGAGCACATTTTATGAAAGTAGTCCCTTCCTTCTGGTCCTAATCCAGAAGCAAGCGCAAAAGATAGCGCTAAATAATCTGAATATTCATCAACAACTGATTTATTGACTTGTAGAACAAGGTCCCCTATTTCAGTTTTAGGAATTATAATTGCTAAATTTGGCGGTGCTTTTTTCTTATCAGTTTTGGTTTTACATTTCTTTGATTTTAAGTTAACAAATAAATCAGTATCGTATGTTACAAATCGTGCGCTCGCTACATTCTTTGGAGCAGGATCTACAATTATTCCGTAGGTACTGAAATAATATTCCGCGATAAAATTATAAGATTCTTTATGTTTTGATTGGTCTACCTTACAAATTACCGCGAACCCTGTATTTGAAACAGATGACATTGAAGCGTATGTATATTCGTCTTTGTTTATTTTTGTACGATCCGTATAATTATCAACATCAATACAGATAAAACCTGAATGTTTTTCTAATCCGTTTTCTTTACGTTCGGTAAATGTCCCACCAACTGTTACGGCAGGTAACAATTTTTTATGGGCCTTACGTCTTACTTCGTCAGGTTCAGACCTAACAAGTTCAACGCGTTCTTTCCATGTTCCATTTTTAACGCGATCTAAAAAATCATCAATTGTAGTTCGGTCAAAATCTTTTTTCGTGTCAGTGACACTAATCCAATAGCTTATCATATTTTTTTTACGTTTTTTTGTTTCACGTTAAAAAAGAATATGCAGCTGGAACGTGAACCACTTGCGTTAAGCCGCTAAGCTCAAACTGCATGTGCAAATATAATAAAATAATCAATATAAATTACATTTGCAAGGGTAAAAAGTGATTTGCAAGGGTAAAACACCGATTTGCAAGGGTAGCGCAAGGGTAGAATCTCAATGTTTTACTGGGTTGCAAGGGATACAAGGGTAAAATATTTAATTATATATGAGAATATAAAAATATATTTTAGAAAATAAAAAAAATAATATTTCCATTTGAAGTTTTAAAAGTTTATCGTTTTACCCTTGCTACTCTTGCAAGTATTGATAATCAATAAGTTACAAAACAGTCCTACCCTTGCAAAATGGGCCAAAAAAAAAAGCGCATCCATAACAGACACGCTTTAACCTAACCACTAAACAAAAGCTACTCAATTTTCCATCCAATAAGGCTTGTAAAATACCGACCGT